AGGGGAGACTTCCAGAGCTTCCGACAGAGCTTGAAAGCCTTGCAGAAGAAGAGCTGGAGATTGACTTTGTTTCTCCGCTGTACCTGCTGCAGAAGAGAGCTCATTCATCCAACAGCGAGATGGAGGCCATTGCCAATATTGTCGGAACATACGGCCAAATCAATCCGAACATTATCGACAACATAGATCTGGATCTTGCCACAAGGAACGCAATGAATGACTACAATTGCGCCCACCTGCTTATTACAGAAGCAAAGAGAGACGAAGGTAGATCCGCAAGAGCTGAAGCTCAGGCAAGACTTGCCGGAGACCGTGAAGAGCAGCAGAAGGCTCTGAACCAGGCAAAGGTTTACCAGTTGACAGGCAAGGCCCCTGAAGAGGGCTCTGCAGCTGCAAAGGCAGTAGGAGTGTAATGTGACCGAAGGCGAGAAGACAGCTGCAGTTTATCAGAGAGTATTTAACACTCAGGACGGTAAGGCCGTTCTGCTGGATATGTTGAACGAGCTTGGATACTTTTCATCAGATCCGAGACTGGTTAATCCGGAGAAGATTGCATTTGCAAATTTACTCCTGGGAAGAATGGGAATATTGACGGTCGGGAACCTTAACAACTACGTTGAGGGCCTTATGTCCGCAGTAATAAAAGTTAATAACAAGGAGACCAAAAAATGAACGGAGACAACTCAGGCATTGACAACATGATTCCGGACACATCAACGGAAGCACAGGAGACACAGGAGACCAAACAGGACGCTGGTCAGATCCAGCAGCCACAGATTCAGACTCCGAAGTACTTCAGCCAGCTGAAGAAGGAAATTGCAGAGAATGAAGACGTAAAGAAGTATGCAGGCAGCCATGCGGATCTTAACGACCTGGTTAATGACTACACTACTTCAAAGAAAACCCTTGAGAATGCCCTCGTGTTTCCCGGCAAGGATGCAACACAGGAGCAGATAGCAGAGTTCTTTGGCAAGCTGGGAGTTCCCAAGGATACTTCCGGTTACACACTGAACAACTACGATATGAAAGAAGAGGATGTAAAAGTCCTTAAAGATTCATTCTTGCAGGCTGCACACAAAGCAGCTCTGAGCAACAAACAGGCCCAGCACATGTGGGCTCATATCATTGCTACCAGCAAAGCCGGCATTAAGCAGATTGCCGACAATGCACAGAAGACGAAGGATGCTTTTGACCCTCAGTATCACAAGCTGATGGAAAAAGAATATCCGGTAGAAGCCGAGAGAGTGACCGCAATCAAAGGGGAGATCTCCCTTGCAAGAGCATTTATGCAGCGCACCGGAATCGGTGATGCCGTCACTAAGTCCGGACTGATTTATGATCCTGCTTTTATCCATGCAATTGCACAGGAAGAGAAGAGCCACAAGCCGTCTATCATTGAAGGCAGCGACGAGATTCAGAAGAAGCAGGAAGGCGGAATGTCTTATGGAAAAGAATTCCAGGACTTCATAGGAGCGTGACATGAGTTTACTTGATGAACTGCTGCAGTCTCCAGAAGACGAGGCAAAAGAAAAAGAGAATACCGAGAACAAACCAGACAATTACTTCGGATACGGCCCTGATTTTATGAAGGCCATTGGATCCGAGACAAAGGAGTGAATATCAGCCGTTGGCTGAATAGAGACAAAAAAAGGACTTGGTAACATAGGCGCAGGAACCTCCCTGGGAATGGGCTGAACAAACTCCGAGGAACTGTAATGTCAGATAAAAACTGATTTAGGAGTAGCACATGTCTACACTTCAGGCACTTGAGAGAATGAACATTCTCGAGGCTCAGAAGAGGGCAGGTTTCACAAACGCCGAAGAGTTTATCGGTGATCTTGTCAGAAACAATGACTTCCTCCGCCTCTGTACCATGCTTGAGTCAAGCGACGGAATGTTCCACAAATACCTTGAAGCCACAAGGCTTGGCAAGGGTTCATTTGGTAAGGTGAACGGCCCGGTTGGAATCATTGCATCCCAGTCCGATCTGAAATCAATTCCCGTTCACATCTTTGAGGGTGATTCACCCATTGATGAAAGACTGTTCACATCCGGAACAGCAGCTCAGAAGCTGAAGATTCGTCAGTCAGAAGATGCAGCAAACCTTGAAGGTTTTGTTCAGTCCTGGCTTGATGGTCTTCTTTACGGCGATTCCAGCAATCCGGAAGACGGCTTTGTTGGTCTCTCTGCAATGAGAGCTACACCGGACAACAAGACCACATGGGATGCAGGCGGATCAGGTTCCGACTGTACCTCACTCTGGCTCTTTGAGTTCGGAGCAAACGGATTCAACCTCCGCTATCCTAGCGGAAGCCGCCCTGGTATCACTTCCGAAGACCGTGGCCGTCACTATGTGGCAGCACCGACTGGAAGCGGTAACTTCTGGGCATTTGTAACACACATGCAGATCCTCGCAGGTGTTCAGGTCAAGAGAGCCGGTGCTCTGCAGAGACTTGGTTCTATTGAAACAAGCGGAAGTTCAAACCTGTTTGATCCTGAGATCTTCATCAAGATGAAGAATCAGCTTCCGAAGATGGGCCAGAATGCTGTTGCTTTCGGTAACAGAACCATCCACGGACAGGTTGAGACAGCCGCCTACAACAAGAGCAATGCCTCTTACAGTCTCATGGACATCCAGGGCTTTGGCCCCGTAACCATGATCACCGGCATTCCTCTCATGGCCATGGAAGCAATCTCTGATACAGAGGCTGCAATTTAAGGAGGTGAGAGAATGAGAGACGCACTGCTTAACTTTGGTGCAATCGCACCGGCAACAAAGGCTACAAGAGCCGTATCTGCAAACAAGATCAACTTTGGCGGAGTCCACAAGCCCGGCAACGTTGAAAACGCCAAAGCCTGCTTCAGGCTCGGTGACGATATTGCCTCCGGCGATACCGTGCAGATGGAAGTTCTTGGCTGTTCCACAGAGAACGGAACTTATGGTGTCTGCTCTTGCTCAGCTGTTATCAGCTCAGGAAAAGAAGGCGACATCATTGAAGTGCCCCTTCCCATCGATGCTCCGGCTTACCTGGAAGCTGGCGTAATGCCTAACTCTTCCGGAACCTTCACAGCAATCGATGTGACAGCATGGATTGAGTTCCGCTAAGACTCGACCGGCAAGCCTCCCGTAAAAGGGAGGCTCCGGATTTTTTTTATTTATAAGGACAGCCCAATGAACGTACTCTGCAAAAAATCATTCTATTACAGCGGATCCGCAGAAACACATCCGCAACATTTTGTTGAAGGACAGACATACACTCTTTCCGACAAGACCGTAAAACACCTGAAGGAGCTGGGCCTTGATTCATGTTTTGAATGGCCTAAAGCAGCACCAAAGAAGGTTAAGGAAGACAAGGAAGAGAAGGAGGAAAAGAAGTGAGTCTGACTTTTTCCAAAGAGTGGCTGGTTGTAGCCAACGAAGCTTTGGATCTAATCGGTGAAGCACCCCTTCAGTCTCTTGAAAGCGACAGCGCAAAGAACGAGAGTCTGAACATAGAGCTTCCTGCAGCTGTCAAAGCAGTCTTATCCAGCTATCAGTTCAAATGTGCTACAAAGAGAGCAGTCTTATCTCCGGATGCAGATGTTATTCCAGCATGGGGATACAAGTACTGCTATAACTTACCTCAGAATTTTGTCAGCGTTGTAAGCGTCAAAGATGCAGAATACAAGCTTGAAAGTCAGCACATTCTGTCAGACGAAGCACCGCTGTACCTTGTATATGTTGAATGTCCCAAAGATCCGTACTATCTGAGTCATGCAGTACTTGAGGCAATAAAGCTTGAGCTGGCCTACAAGATGGCCCACATTGCTACCGTCAATCCGCAGCTGCTTAGCAGACTGAGAGAGGATAAAGCAATAGCCCTTGCCCTTGCAAGGCGTGACGATACTACCGGACTGCAGCAGGAAGACACTTCGCTTAAATGGTGGGGAGATGTGCGCTGATGGCCGACTACACCATAACAAAAGCCCTGTACCAGAGTGGCGAAATATCTCCACATTACTACGGTCGCATGGACTCAAATGAGTATATATCCGGTGCAAAGGTAATGCAGAATTCTCTTCCGGATGCCCGTGGAGGATTCGTTAAAAGACCTGGTACCAAGTTTGCCATGAATTCTGCTTCCAAATTTAGAACTGTCAATTATAAGTTTGGCGGTCTTAACTACATGGTGCAGTTTTTCTACAACAATGTAATTTCCCTGAGAAATGTAGACGGCAGCGCAGTGTCCAATTGTGCGGACATAACCGTCTCAACACTTTTGATTCCTCAGCTGGTGGACGGCAACACAAACTTTGCTGTTCATAAAGGAATTATCTACCTGGTAAATGTAAACAAGCCTGTATGGACGTGCACAATAACCGAAAGTGGTGGTGTATTAACCATTTCAGCTTCAGCTCTGACTTTTGTGGACGTCGCTCCGGGTTCAGATGCTACCAGTGTCAACAAGTTTGACAGCGTAGGAAATTACCCATCAGCAATTACATTCAAAGGTGGAAGAATGTATCTGGGTGCAACAGCTGACAAACCTTCCACTACATGGGCCTCCAGAACTCCTACAGCTGGAACTGACAGGTTCAACGACTTCACATTCTACGACGGAACAATCTCCAATCCGACGGTAACAGCGTCACATGCTATTGAAATTGCCGAAACAGACAATGAAGACTCAGATCTGCTTTGGTACATCACACAGAAGAAGGTAATAGCCGGGTATCAGCATTCCATCTTTATCGAGACGGATGGATGGACAACGCCGGAGAACTTTGACCTTGATATTGCAATCACAGAAGGCGCAGCAAACATTCCGGCCAAGGCTTACAAGTCTTACACGGTTTTTGCTTCGCCAAACACAAAGAAGCTTGCCCTGATGGTCTGGGATGAAGACCTGGCAAGTTATACAACCATAGACATTACTAAGAATGCCCCTCATATCCTGAGTGCAGGCATTAAAGCTTTTGATATAACCACCTCTCCGGATCCGACAATCTGGTGTGTCCTTAATGACGGTGGCCTTGCCGCCTGCAGCATCAACATTGCCTCCGGATTCATTGCATGGACATATCATCCCAGACAGTGCGGAAAGTATCTGGATGTTCTGGCAACCGGAGAAGAAGAGCATGACACACTGGCCTTCATGGTAGAAACAGAAGGCTTGAGCCATTCAAAGAAGTACTCCCTGGAGATTATGAACCTGAACGATAACCAGTTCGGAGACAGCTACATTTCACAGAGCTTCCTGACGGATACCGTCAAGGTCAAGTGTTCAGAGCAGCTTGAGAATGAAGAAGAGCTTGTAGCCTGGACTGACAAGGGAATCGTGGCCGTTTCTGAAACCGGAGAATGGGATTCAGGAGTTTACTACAGAACCCTTGCCGTCGGAGTCCGTGAGCTTTATGCAATAGGACTTCCTATAAAAACAAAGGTTCATATTCTTCCGCCGATGCTTCCGGCCAACGGTTCATCAATGGCCAAGATTAAGAGAGTCAGAAAGATCTCCTTGAAGTATCAAGAGTCTTATGGAGGAACCGTTGAAGTTCAAGGATTCAGACAAGACATTCTTCTTGAGAAGTATGGCCAGTATGAATACGGATCCCCGATAGAAATGATCACCGATGACATATCGGTTGATGTAACGTCCCGTAACACAAACGACGGGAGTATAGTGTTGCTGCACGATGAACCAACTCCATTCACCATCCTGGCAGTAACGGCAACATTTGAGATTTTGGAGGCATAACATGGGTTGGTTAATAGGAATAGCAATAGCAGGCCTCATTATTGGTGGAGGCGCAGTAGTCGTCAATGCCGTGCAGACCGACCAGGCCATCAGTGCACAGCAGGAAGCAAACAGAATTGCAGAAGAACAGCTTGAGATCGAAAGACAAGAGGCTCTTCGTGCCAAGAAAGAGGCAGAAGTCAGTTACCGGAATAACTACAATGATGCCTTATCTCAGCTTCTGTCTTATGACGAGGCTATACAACAGTCCGAAATAGACCTTCTTGATCTTGGTTCCCAGAAATCAAGCTATGAAACGCTTCTTGAGAGATGGCAGGGTAATTATGACGCCCAGATGTCTACGACAGAAGCAGACGCTTATTCAACATACAAAGATCTTATTTCCAACTGGACAGGTACGGAGGTTATCAACGCCACAAAAGGCAAGAGTGGAATAACAGCCCTTGCCCTTGAGAACCAGTCAAACAAAGAACTGAGGATGTATCTGGGTGACGACATGAGACTGAATACCAGAGAAGAGATGGCTGCCGAAGGATTTAATTTTGAAGATAATGGTGGAATTTTGGGAAAGATTTGGAGAGAGCAGCATCTTGACCTTCTTTCAGACAGAAGTTCTTATCAGCAGAACATCTCTACACTTACAGACTCAATAGGAATAACCCAGGAGGCAATTAATACAAAACTTGCCGGTATAACAGATGCTCTGAACAACGCCGAAGGACTTATTGGCAGTATCAATGATATTCGCTCTGAAATCAAAAAAGAAGATTCAAAGGCAGAGTTCAAAGAGGTAGACACAAAGACGCTGGATAAGCTCAAGAACAAATATAAGGACAAAGTATGAGAGCACCAACCGTAGATTATTCACCATTAAGACGTGCTGTCAGTCGGCGAACTCAGGCGGAACAGAATTCACTTCTGGGAAGTAGACTTGAAAATCTCAAAGAGCAGCAGGATTTAACAACTGAGGGTTTCAAACTTCAGAATAAATCGCTTGATTTACAAGCTCAGTCTTTGAAAAACCAAAAGGATTTACTCGCCAAGAAGAAAACCTGGAACTGGGTTAATATGGGTATAGGTCTAGCAGGAGAGCTTGTTGAATTTGCAGGTAAGATGGTCAATATATACCAGCAGAAACAGTCTGATCTTGCATCCGCCAAAGGAGTTGAGATTTCTGCCGAAGCTGACGTAGAAGTAAAAAAAGCAGCTGTAAGTGCCACTGGCGGAATAGAGATTCCAGAACTCGATAACGGGACACCCGATTTTGACAATGCAAAACTGGATCCATCAATCAAT